ACTGTTGGAACAAACACACTTACAGTCACACCTTCAACACGTGTATTCAACACTTACGTACTAGGACAGCAAGCACTTGCTGAAGCAGTATGGAAGGAACCACGTATTGAGTTTGGTAACGTTGTTGACAAGTTGAACCGTTTCCGTCCAGTCGGCTGGCACGGTATTATCAACTGGGCAATCTTCCGCCAGGCTGCGCTTTACCGCATTGAAACATCTTCTTCAGTTCACAACTAAGAAGTAATCTAAGTAATTAGACGGGTGGGTAGGGGGCAACCCCTACTCATCAGTAAAAGGGCTTAGGAGGCCAAATGGCATACAAATTTACAACACCCACAATCAGCGAAGGACCTGCTGCTGAAGGGCGTCTATTCAGCCGTTTTAGGCTTGTAAGAGGCATAACAGTACTGAAAGTAGATGGACAGTACTACCAGACACGTTTTCCTTCCTCAGAAGAAGTTACGGCTGCGGAGGTTGCTTACATAGGTGGATATTCATACATTGTAAGTATAGGAGAAAAGGTTGCTTTAGAGGCAGCAGGATATACGGTGGAGACGGTATGAAACATTTAGAGACACACCCAGAAACAGTTGATGGCTGTTTTGGATGCAAGATTATGGGATTGCAGATGAACCCAGGAGATGCTGGTTCAAGCAAAGGTATGAGCAATAAAAAATGGGACAAAGAGTTAAATGCTTATAGCGCAGCACGTGCTGATGGCATTCAACCAGCAGGAACAAGTATGGAAAAGATTCGAGAGGCTCGTAGGGCTTCCGAAGCAATGGGGACAGCGTATAAAGCAGACACTATGCCCAACACAAACCTAATACAAAACAACACAGTATCTAAACTAAAGGAAGTAGGGCTCGTATAATGGCAATAAGCAAAGCAAAAGCATATGCAGCATATGAAAAGACAGAATCACCAAAGATGAAAAAGGCTGAAATGAAGAATCCTGAAGGCCAAAAAGAAAAAGCCAGAGAAACTGCTTCTGGTATGGCTATGTTAAGCCAAGGAAAAAAGACAACCAAGTCTGGAATGCATAGCATGAATGGCAAAATGATGAAGAACTCTGCAATGTCAAAGTCTACTCCAAAGAAAATGGGAAAGAAGAAGTAATCATGCCAAACTCAGGTAAGCCAGTAGGTGGCCTCAAGGGCTACACACAGAATATTGTTAAAGAGGCAGGAGAATTTGTACGCGCTTATCAACGTACAGATGAAATGAGACAGAGTACTGGTATTGGCTCGGACTCAGAAGCAACTCGTCTTCGTAAACAACAAGACCGCGCAGGCGGTCAACTTGTTGGTTCTTTGTTTGGAAATAAATATGATTCCAAAGGTCGTAGAACAAATTGAAAAAAACGCATCCAGGATTTAAAGCAGTTGCTGCTGGTATTGCAAAGAAGCAAGGTATCTCAAAAGACCGTGCTGGAGCAATCCTCGCTGCTGGTGCTCGTAAAGCATCTAAGTCTGCAGTCAAGGCCAATCCACGCTTGAAGCGTGTGAGCGGTGTTAAGAAAGGCAAGTAATGACAGCAGCCTGGACTCGTAAAGAGGGCAAGAACCCTAAAGGCGGACTAAACGCTAAGGGCAGAGCATCATACAAAGGTGGCACTTTAAAGCCACCAGTTAAATCAGGTGATAACCCACGCCGTGCATCGTTTCTAGCACGCATGGGTGGAGCACCAGGACCTGAGCGTAAACCTAACGGTGAACCAACAAGGTTACTCCTATCGTTAAATGCGTGGGGAGCATCAAGTAAAGCAGACGCAAAGAAAAAGGCAGCAGCCATATCATCTAGGAATAAAGGGAAAACAAAATGAAAGAACCAATGACAAATGGAAAGATGTCTAGCAAGATGTCTCCAGCAAACACTGCTCGAAGCACAGGAGATACTCCTGCTGCCAAGAAGACAGTAGTCTCACAAGCAATCATTGACCACATTAAATCACAAGGCATGACAGCAGCAATTAAAATGGCTGCATCAGGTGGCGGAAATGCTGCATACAATGAAGGCGTAAAGCGCATGTATGGTGCAGACCGTGTTGCTAAGGCAACAGCAGCAAGAATGAACTCAAGTTCATCAACAAGAACAACATCTGGACCAGATAAAGCACGTGGCGCTTATGCAAATAAGCCAGCAGCATCTAAGCCTGCAGCATCTAAGTCACAGAAGACCACTGACCCATTTGCAAAGTTTGTATTTGGGGTAGGCAAAGCAGCAGCAGAACCTTTCAAATCACAGCCTACAAAAAAGAAGTAATTAACCCTTAGAAGGAAATAATGACAACCACTTACGGAAATTTGGTAGATGAGGTTCTGCTCAATCTATCTGGTTATACGCTGCGCCAAGAGCGCACAACACACCTAACCCAAGATATCACAGCCTCTGGCTTGACTCTTAATTTAGGTACTACCACTAACATTGGTAAGGGTGTTGTCGAAATTGATGAAGAGTTGATTTGGTTGGATTCCTACGACCGTGTTTCGTCGACTGCAACAGCAGCGCCGTATGGTCGTGGGTTCCAAGCAACTACTGCTGTGGCACATTCCTCAGGAACAAAAGTAACAGTTGCCCCAACTTTCCCACGCTCTGCTGTAAAACGAGCAATCAATGAAGCAATTCAAAGCGTATACCCTACACTCTATGCTTTAGATAAATATAGTTTTACATACAATGCTGTAGTAAATACATATCAACTTCCTGCAAATGTGCAGACGGTCCTCTATGTATCTTGGTCTACAATTGGACCAACAAAGGAATGGCTTCCTGTTAAAGGATGGCGACTAGATACCTTGGCAAATACTTCTTCATTTTCAAATGGAGTCAGCCTTACTATTTATGATAATATTCCAGCAGGAAGAACAATTCAGATTACGTATACTAAAGTTCCTCAATCACTTAATGGTTATGCAGAAAGTACAGTATTTGAAAATACTACTGGTTTGCTTGCATCTGCAAAAGATGTAATTATTTATGGTGCTGCTTATCGCCTTGCATCATTTATTGATGCTGGTCGTCTTAATTACCTATCAGCAGAAGCAGATAATGCAGACACAAAGATTCAATTTGGTTCTGGTGCATCTAACTCACGCTTCCTCTTGGCGCTTTACAATCAAAGGCTCAATGAGGAAAAGACCAAACTCAGAGATTTATATCCAGCCCGAATCCACTACACGAGGTACTAATCCATGACAATTCGCAAGTATTCTTCTATATCCCAGGAAACCTCACTTACTGCAGCGCTTAACTCAAGTGCCACAACAATGACTGTTGGTTCAGGTTCTGCTTTGCTTGGTGGAATTACGCCAGCATCTGGTGAAACATTTACAGTAGTCCTTGACCCAGATACAGCCCTTGAAGAAATTGTAGATGTAATCTATCCTTCAACACCTGGAAGCAATACAATTACAATTTCTCGCCCTATTGATAGCACTCAGGCAATTGCTCACTCTGCTGGTGCCAAAGTGCGCCACATGGCTATTGGTCGTGACTTCCGTGAGGCTAATACTCACATCAATGGAACTCTTGCTGAACATGGTGCTACTACTTCTGCTCAACTTGCTGGTGTCATCTCTGATGAGACTGGTACTGGTTCTCTAGTATTTGCTACATCCCCTACTCTTGTAACACCAGCGCTTGGTACTCCAGCCTCTGGCGTACTTACTAACGCAACTGGACTTCCTCTAACAACTGGCGTAACTGGAACTCTTCCAGTAGCCAATGGCGGAACTGGTGTAACAACATCAACTGGTTCTGGCGCTAATGTACTTTCAACTAGCCCTACCCTAGTCACACCAGTTCTTGGTGTAGCCACAGCAACAAGCATCAACGGTACAACTATTCCTACAAGTGCTACATTGGTCAAAACAAGTGACACTGGAACAGTTACAAGCACAATGATTACCGATGGCACTATTGTAGATGCCGACATTAATGCATCTGCTGCAATTGCTAAGACTAAGGTTGCAGGAACTGCTATTACTGCAGCCGATACTGGCACAGTAACAAGTGCTATGATTCTTGATGGTACAATCCTTAACGCTGACATTAACGCATCGGCTGCTATTGATAAAACTAAGATTTCAGGCACAGCGGTAACAGTTGCCGATACTGGTACAGTCACATCTGCAATGATTGCTAATGGCACAATTGTAGATGCTGATGTATCTACTACAGCAGGTATTGCTTATACCAAATTAAGCCTTGGTGGAACTATTACTTCCGCTGACTTGGTTGATGGAACTATTGTTGCCTCAGATATTGCTAATGGTACTATTACCGCAGCCAAGATGGTTACAGACCCATATGCACGTGCTAACCACACAGGTACTCAATTAGCAGCAACCGTCTCAGACTTTGACACACAGGTACGCACATCTCGCTTAGACCAGATGGCTGCGCCTACTGGCTCTGTAGCATTAAATGCTCAGAAGATTACAGGACTTGCAACACCAACTCTTACTGGAGATGCTTCAACTAAGGGTTACGTAGATGCACAGATTACCGCTCTTGTTGGTGGCGCTCCTGGAACACTAGATACGCTTGCTGAAATTGCTACTGCAATCTCTAGTGGAGGTTCAGTAATCAACACTTTGGTACTCAAGGCTGGCGATACTATGACTGGTCCATTGGTATTAAATGCTAATCCTTCTGCAGCCCTTGGCGCTGCTACTAAGCAGTATGTAGATGCTGTTGCTGGTTCTGCTACTGCTGCTGCAGCCAGTGCTGCTGCCGCTGAGACAACTTACGATAACTTTGATGACCGCTACCTAGGGGCTAAGTCAGCCGCTCCGTCTGTAGATAATGATGGTAACGCACTTATCACTGGTGCTCTTTACTGGAATACTCCTGCTGCAACTATGTTTGCTTGGTCAGGTTCTTCTTGGGGTTCAATTTCCTCAACTGCAGCAATCTATCGTTATCGTTATTCAGCATCAGGTGGAGAAACCACGCTTTCAGGTGCGGATGCAAATGGACTAACACTTTCTTACTTAGTTGGTAAAGAACAGGTATACCTTAATGGTGTACTTTTAGTCCGTGATTCAGACTATACAGCATCTAATGGAACATCACTTACTTCTCTTTCTGCATTAACTGCTGGAGATGTTGTAGAGATTATTACATTCACGGCATTTGACCTAGCCTCAGCAGTACAGACATCTACTTTCACCGCTAAGGGTGACTTATTTGTTGCTACTGGAGCAGGCACATCTGGCAAGATTGCAGTCGGAGCAAACACATATCTTTTAACTGCTGACTCAACAACAGCAACTGGAGTTAAATGGGCAGCACCTGCTCCTGGATACTCAGCACCAACTCTTGGTTCTACATCTATTGCATCAGGAGCAACAGTAACAACAATTGCTGGTCTAACTCTAACAGCACCAACATTAACTGGAACAGTAACAGCATCAGGAGATATTACATTATCTGCTGCTGGAGCATTTGGCAGTATTATAGATTATCAAACACTCAATCTTATGGGTGCCCTCTAAACGAAAGGTAGTAACTAATGGCTACAACAACTAAGGCTCTTTATCGAGGAGCCGCTGCAACATCCTCAACAACACTTTATACAGTTCCAGCATCTACTACTACAGTAGTAACTAATATTGTGGTGGCTAATACTACATCTACTGCTGGAACATTTACGCTTACTCTTGATGGAGTATCTATGGCATCAGCAACAACTATCGCAGCCAATGACACGGTAGTAATTGACCTTAAACAAGTTCTTGCTACTACAAAAATTATTGCAGGACTTGCTTCTGCTATAACAATTAACTTTCATATTTCAGGTGTGGAGATTTCCTAATGGCTATTAATAGATTAACACCAGCAAGTACTTCTACTGAAGGTATAGTTACAATTAAAATTGCGCAAGAAGTTTCAGAAAAAACAGTTCCCACTTCATTTCCTGCTGGAAACTACAGAATTGATACAGGAGCATCTGGTTTAATTAAAGTTGCTCTTTTAAAATCCGATGGCAGTCTTGAGTTAGAATTTTCATTTACAACCTCATCATTTTTTACAATTGCAAATACAGTTACAAAAGTTCAAATTGTTGCAACAACTGCATCTGTAAACGGAATTGTTACATTTCAACAATTATCACGTGGTGTTGTTTCAACAAACATATGGAGTTATTCAACACCAGGTGGAGATTTACAACGTGGTTGCAAAGCCGTAAACAATGCTGCCAATACTGCAATTTATTTTGTTGGTGGAACAAATGATACTGATTGGTCTGTTCAGTCTGGTGCTGGTATTGTTCGTAAATGGGTTAAATCAACTAATACTTGGTCTACTGTAGTAACTGGAAATACAAATATTAATTATCAGGTTCATGGAGTTGCAGTTAATAATGTGATGTATTTTTGTAATACTACTAATACTTCAAATTGGTATAAATTTGATACTGCAACAGAAACAGTAACAACCCTTTCTGCTCCTAGTTATCCAATTCGTATTGGTACAGCAGTAAAAAATAATCAAAATACAAAAATTTATGCTTTGGGTTCTTACCAAAATGCTACTCCAATGTCATTTCGCGTTTACACTATTGCCACAAATACTTGGGCAAACTTAACAACTGCGCCTTTTGGTAGTGGCGGTTACGGCGGCGCTAATTCTTGGGCTCATCCTAGTGATAACGATAAACTTTATTGGTCTGATACGCAGGCGCAAACTACTATTTATCGTTATAATATAACTGCAGATACTTGGACTGATACTGGAATTTCTGTAATAAATGTTGACTATACTTCTGGTACAGAAAGAACAAACTATAATGGTTTGGGCAGTTTAACTCCTTCTGGAAATTATTTTATTTATTCATATGATAGTAACAGAAGTGCTTCTGCTACAACAATTCCTTCTGCTACGGATTGGTGTTATAACAATTCAATTCCTACAGTACGACCTGTTGCATTGACTGGAATTTATTCTCAACCCGCTACTGGAAGTCGTGATTCTTGGCATCAATCTATGGTACATTTTGATGATACAAACATATATGTTTTTGGCGGTATGAGTACATTAAATCCTGGTGGCATTTGGTACGTTCCATATGCTACTTTCTTATCTAGAGTGGGGCTATCATAAAATGAATCTAACATCACGTACTACAACATCTAACGGAGAAATTATTGCCTGGGTAGATAATGATGGTAAATCTTGGATAGAACAAGATTTTAATCCTAAAAATCAATCTGCTTGGTCATCAGAAACAGATGCTCTTGCTTGGGCTGATGCGTGGATTTCTCAACACCAGGAGGAATTTAATGACTAAAGCACGTGACCTAGCAAACGCAGCAACTGCGCTTAACGCAGTAACTGCCACAGAAATTGGATATGTAGACAACGTAACATCCCCAATTCAAACACAATTAAACACTAAGGCAACAACTACATATGTAGATACAGCGGTGGATGGAGCAGACCCAACACCTACAGCACTAATGACAATGGGAGCATAACAAATGGCAGCAACATACAAGGTACTCGGACAGGTAAACCCTTCCGCTACCACAGCAACAACTCTATATACCGTTCCCTCAGCAAAGAGTGCGGTTGTATCTACTATCACAATCTGTAATCAGGCTGCAACAGCAGCGACATTCCGTGTGGCTATCCGCCCTGCGGGTGCAACACTGGCTGCAATCCACTACATTTCATATGACTCAACAGTGGCTGCCAATGATACGACTGCTTTGACTATTGGTGTGACACTTGCTACTACAGATATTATCACTGTGTATGCATCAACCGCAACAGTGTCATTCAATGCATTTGGAAGCGAGATTTCATAATGGCAATTAGCAAAGTAAACCCAGTTGTAACTTCTACAATTAACGCAAGTTCTATTACTTGTATATCTGCAAATATTTTATACGCTGGGTCAGTTTCTTTAGACCCCGCAATTTATACAATAACTTGTGCTTCATCAACTATTGCAAATGTTGAATTTTTTTCAGGAATATCAACCTTAATAACAACTGCAACAACATCATCTGGAACTGTGTCTATCAACCTTGCTTCTGCTGCAGATAGAGTTCGCATTTGGACAAATACTGGAAGCAATATTGTAGTTACAATTACTAAAACTGCTGGTGCTTTGACAAACAATTTTAGTGGAACTCTTGACACAATTACAACTATTGGTTCTTCAACTTATACAGGCACATCTACCTCTGGCTATGGGTACGTTTTACTTAGCGGTGGTGGTGGTGGTGGCTGCGGTAGAGATAGTGGCATTAATGAAGGTGTTGGCGGTGGAGGAAGCAGCGGTTGTTATACTGGTGTTGTTGCACTGACAGGTTCAATGGCAGTTGTAATTGGTGCCGCTGGCGTAGGGGGTAGTTCTTCTGGTACAAGCGGAACTGCAGGTGGTTCATCTACATTTGCTGGTGTTACAGTAACTGGTGGTGGCGGTGGTGGACCTGGACGCGCTGGTGGCACGGCTGGAAACGGAACAAATGCAGAAGCAGGAACAACAGTAAGTTCAGGTTCTTATCCAGGAGGAAATGGGGGCTCAATTATTTCTCCTCGTTCTTTTATAAATGGCGGAGGGTATGTAGGAACTGGCGGCGCAGGTGGTTTTGGTGCTGGTGGTGATGGTACGGGATATGGTTCTGGCGGTGCAGGTGGTTCCAAAAATAACGGTCCCGCAACTGCTGGTGGTAATGGCAGACCTGGCGTTCTTTACGTACTTCGCTTCTAATTAACTTATCCCTGAGCACGGATTCAAACTGCTCAACTAATTTTTCTATCTAAGGAGTAACGTGGCATCGCCAGACATTACGCAAGATTTACCCTTAAACGTAGGTAATCCTGGAACTTCTGGGTTTTGGACAAACAACGCAGAAGACTATGACATTGCTATTGGTGGTGAGCCATACATGCTTGCTCCTACAGACCAGACTCCATATCAGCGTGAGACTGCACCGTACCGCAAAGACCAGTTTGATGCTGCTGCTGAGCCTGGAGAACAATCACTTACAGGTTGGTGGATTCGTTCACAGTCATCTTTCCATATTGGGCAGGGCATTAAGTTCTACGACCCATCTGCAGGTGAATCAACCAAGTATCGTTTTACAGACTCACAAGGCGTTGATGTATGGACTAAGGGTCAGGCAACACTTCTTAAGAATGTAACTGAAGGACAAGTTACATATGCTGGGCTTGCTACAAACAAGAAACCACAACAGCATATCCGCTCTATTCAATACAGTGGAACTGATGCGGTATTGCTTCATGATGGCTACATCATAGACCGTGTTGATTCTGATGGAACTATTGTACATTGGGTAAATTACAACTCAGCAACTCGTGACCCTATATTTTCTATCTGTGATGATGGCAAGTATGGCTATTGGGTAACTAATGATGCAATATCTGGCAAATTAGAGTTTAACAGAAAATTGCTATCTGACGGTGCTTCTGTCAATCCTACTGTTATGTTTACAAAAGTAGGACTTACAGTTACAAGTGCTGTAATAGAGTTTGTCAAAGACCGCATCATTGCGTGTATAAATAATGAAGTCTATGAAATTTCCCCTACTGCTACAGCGTTGCCTTCTACAGCATCGTATACTAACCCCAACACAAACTATGTTTATACAAGCATTACTGCTTCTGGTCCAGCAATTTATACATCTGGCAATTCAGGGTTATACTCAAGCATACAAAAGTATACATTGACAACTGGTGGCGCTATGCCAGTTATGACTCAGGCTTCTGTGGCTGCAGAACTTCCTATTGGCGAAACTATATTTAAAATCTTTTATTACCTTGGATTCATGTTAATTGGAACAAGCAGAGGTGTGCGTGCAGCCTTTGTCCAAGCAACAGATGGCTCACTTGCTTACGGTCCACTTATTGTAACAACTACGCAACCAGTTTATGACCTTGCTGCTCGTGACCGTTTTGTTTGGGCAACTGCTACTATTGGAACATACGATGCTGGACTTATTCGCATTGACCTAAGTCAGACAATTGAGGGTGAAGCCTTGCGTTATGCTTATGCAAATGATTTGCAATATGCTCAAACTGCCCAGCATCAAACAACAGCAGTTGCCTTTATTGGTTCTACAAATCGTCTTGCTTTTTCTACAGAATATCGTACAACTAGCGGACATCTTTACTTTGAAGATAGTACAAACCTTGTTCCTACAGGCTATATAACTACTGGTGCTATTCGCTATGGAACTCTTGAGCCTAAGAACTTTAAGTTAATTCGTGGTCGTGGTGACTTTACCTATGGTGCTATGGATTTACGCTCTATTGATTCTGCTGGAAACCTTTATACAATCATTACTTACAATTCTGCTGTAGGAACCCCAGAGGCTGCTACAACTAACCCAGAAGGTCCACAAGAGTACCTGTCATACAAGTTTACGCTCTCACGTAGCGCAAGCGATACCAGTCGCGGTCCCGTATTTAAGGGCTATCAAACAAAGGCTCTACCTGCCACTGCACGCCAGAGACTGATTCAATTTCCAGTTTGGTGCTTTGACGTAGAAACCGACAGATACAATGTAAAGACTGGGTATGAAGGCCGTGCGTGGGAGCGTATTCAAACACTTGAAAACGTTGAAAAACTAGGTGACATCATTAACGTACAGGACTTCACTACTGGTGAGCGTGTACAGGCTGTCATTGAGAAAATCAACTTCTTAAGAAAGACTCCACCATCTGGTAACTTCTCAGGATTTGGCGGTCTGCTTTCTATCACAGTTAGGACTGTCTTATAGTGAGTGCTACAGATTGGGCTGCTCTTGTTGTAGCCGTTATGACAATACTAGGTGGCTTTGCTACCTCAGTACGTTGGTTAGTTAAACATTACTTAAGTGAATTAAGACCAAACGGGGGCGGTTCCGTGAAAGACCAAGTAAACCGATTGGAATCCCGAGTTGACCAAATCTATCTCCTTCTTTGCGAGAAAGACAAGTAGCAAACTAGCAGTACTCTTTATCCTTTTTGGTACTTCTTTTTTTTGGAGTCCAAGTGCGCAAGCAACCGCTCCAGAGTTAATGGTTAGAAATGTAACAATCCTCTGTTCAAATCCTGCAGGAGAAACACACACTGCAATGACAGGCTGGGATGCAGATAACTCTTACTTTAATGGCAAGGGTGATATTGCAAGATTATTCTGTGAAGGTGGATTTGGTGGTCAATGGACTACCTATTTAAGCGATAACTATACAGGCGTAGGAAGATTCTATAATGGAATCAATCCCACTCCCGTCGTGACTCAAAGTCCAACGCCTTCCAGTTCAAATCCCACTCCCTCAGCGTCTCCTTCTGAGACTGCAACCGCTTCTCCTTCTGAGTCATCCACCACCATTGTGTCTCCGAGTCCTTCAGTAGAAACAGCGACGCAACCAAGCCCGTCACCATCCCCAGTATTAAGCCAATCACCCAGCCCGAGCCCAACTCCATCATTAAGTCCATCTGAGACCTCCACGGTAGTAGTGACACCAAGTATACCACAGGAGCCTGTAAACGTCCCTGTGACCCCTCCAGCGCCTCCTGCGGTAGAACCTACACCTGTTCCTGCTCCAGTATCTGTGCCAGTATTGCAACCCGAGCCAACACCAGCCCCAGCGCCTGTGAGTCAGCCTGAACCAGTTTCAAGTCCTGCACCAGAACCTGTGGCAATTGCAGACCCTGCTCCAACCCTTGAGCCAATTCCTCTTCCAATTCCAGAACCAGTCGCTGAGCCAGACCCAATTGTTGAGCCAACGCCCGTACCCGTACAGGAACCAGTGATTGAACCACCCGTTCCTGTTGAGGAGCCTCCTGCTGTAGTGGAGGAACCAGTGTCAGATGACGCTTCATTACCGCCACTTCCTGAAGAAAAACCACCAGCGGAACCGCCAGTAGAGCCTATGCCACCTGTGCCTCATGATGAACCTCCTGTTGCTGATAAGAATGCGACGGATGAAGAAAAAGCCATTGTAGCACAAGCAATCATTGAACAAGCACATGGCGAGCCAGTAACAGCGCAAGCAATTGCGGATGCTGGTTTGACCTATGCAGATTTACCACCTGAAACACCAGTTGAAGTTCGTCAAGATGAGAATGGAAACGAAGTTGTTATCACAGCAGAGGTGGCAGCAGCGCTGGTTGTATTAGAAAACCCAGCAGCCCTTGTTGCTGCACTCTTTACTGACCCAGCACAGGCACTACTTGCTATTGCAAGCATTGGTGCTGATATGAGCCCACAAGAACGTGCACAGTCTGAAAAGACAGTAGTTGCTGCAGTTATTGTAGGACAAATCGCGGGACAAGCCGCAGTCACCGCTGCTGCAGGTGCAGCCGCATATCGGAGGAAACCATGAAGAAAATAATGAAAGATATGGTTGACCAACTATGGACTTTACTAGGCATGTTCATTGCCTGGGTAGTCCTTGATGGTTCAGCCAAGACAGTAGTTGGTTACGCCATCGCAGGCACACTCATTGCATGGGCTGTCACCTACCCGCTACGCAATCCAAAGGATGAAGCATGAGTCAAGTGGATGATTTTCTAACCACAGCCAAGGCTGAGGTTGGAACCGTAGAAGGTCCTAAAGATAACGAAACTAAATACGGTGCCTTTACTAAACATAACTTTCAAGCATGGTGTGGTTCTTATGTCATGTGGTGTGCAGCGCAAGTAAAATTAAAGATTCCTAATGTGGTCTATACACCAGCAGGTGTCACTGGATTTCAAGGGATAGGTGCTTGGTCTAATGCAGCAACTGCTAAGCCAAAGCCTGGCGACATTGTGTTCTTTGACTTCGTTGAAGGCGGGAACCCAGTGGAGCATGTAGGTATCGTGGTCAAGGATAACCTTGATGGAACTGTTACAACTTATGAGGGCAACACTAGCCCTGAACATAAAACCAAAGGCTCACAAGCCAACGGTGGAGAAGTAGCAGAACGCATCCGTGCCTACAAGAAAGACAACAAGCGGAAACTCACACCTTACATCGTGGGCTTTGGCACACCGAAATGGAGTAAATGAATGAATAACGAAAAAATGAAACAGATTGCCCTAACTTACCTACGCTCTGCAGCAGCAGTAGCAGCAGGTTTGTACATGACTGGCGTACATGACCCTAAGACATTGGCATCAGCCTTTGTTGCTGGTCTAGTAGGTCCAATCCTCAAGGCGCTTGACCCATCAGCAAAAGAATTTGGTATTACAAAGTAAGGCGAAAGCCTTTCAGAACCCCCTGTTTTAGTAGAAATACTAAGATGGGGGGTTCTTTCTCTTTATCCACCTGTTGAATAGAACCCATTACCATTAAACTTTACTGCTGTGGGCAAGATAATCCTACGCATAATTCGTAGACAATGCTGACAAGTTGGACATTCGTCTCGTTCTTCTATGTCACGCCAGTGCTCTTCTTGTGTATCGCAATCATCGCATCTGTATTCGTAATTCGGCATTAAAACTCTATCCCTATGTACCAGAACCCTAATTCAATTCCAGCGCTATACTTGCTGATGTTAAATCCTATGGCGAATCCAGTGACTCGCCCACAGACAATCCATTTATTTAAGACGCGTTTTTCCATGCGGATAGTGTACCATATTGAGGCGGGCAACCGTGGGGCGGAAACTTCAAATGAAGGATGACGGCAACGTCTGAATCCAACTCCCTGAACCACCATAATTTTTTATGGGGGGTAGGGGGGGCGTTTCTTAAAATCAGGACTCGGGCATGCCTTTAAAAAACTCGTGTGGTAGGGTATTTACATGACAAAAATAATTGATTCAAATGAGCATTACAACATACTCGATGTCCAGCATTACTGTTGTGACGAGTTCCAATTTAGGTATTTGTGCAAAATCTGTGATGAATTTGCGGGATGTTACTACTGCGAGTTTGACTACAGTAAACCCCATGACTGTGATACACTCTAACCATGAATGAATTACCCAAGCATATTTCCTATTCCTCTTTCAGCACATGGCAAGAATGTGGCTGGAAGTACTATCTAACCAAGGTAGAGGGCGCATCAGAGCCTCATGCCGTATGGTTCACTGGCGGTACTGCCGTCCACAAAGCCACTGAAGTTTATGACCTTGAAGGTGGCACTTCTGAAGATATTTGGAACAAGGTGTGGTATGACCAAGTAGCCGAGGATGAGGCGCTACACGGTGACATGAATACTTGGCAGTACGCCAAGAAGGAAGACATGTCATGGTGGTACGGCGAAGGCATTTGGATGTTGGATAAATGGATTGAGTTCCGCAAGAACTGGTCAGTTTACGAAGATTTTGTTGAAAAGCAGTATGAAATAGATATAGATAACACAACAGTCAAGATGGCAATTGACCGTGTTATGGTTGACTTCGAGGGGAATCGGGTGCTCCTTGATATCAAAACTGGTGCGTCATCCCAAAGGCATCCTTTGCAACTAGCAGTGTACGCGTGGGCACTGCAAAAGCAAGGGATTTCTGTCCATCGAGCAGGCTTTTGGGATGCACGTACTGGTCATGTAACTTTATGGAACCTTGACAACCTACACCCTGAGCGCGTAGAGGATATCCTCAATACTTTTGATAAGGCACGGAAAGAAACTATCTTCCTGCCTAACTTGTCTAACTGCGGTAGATGTGGTGTAGTATCTGCCTGCAAGTATGTCAATGGACACGTTTCTTAGCAGTATAGTTCCGCTCATCAGGGACATAGACGATATGGTAGATGAGGCGGAAGAACTAGGGTTCAAACATGAACAAGAAAAGGAGAAAAACCAATGACTGGTAATTTCCAAGTCAGTAGCAAACTGCCTGATGGGAGAATCTTCGTAGTCGCACATGAGACTTACGCTGGATTCTGCGAGGCACTTGAATCAGTAGTAGGAGTGACAGAATCACAAGACCTACTCACAGAGATGGGTAAGTCACTAGGTGGCACACCCTACAACTCATCAGGAGCAGTAGATAATATCCGTGCACAGTTTCCTAACGCACAGGTAGACCATACTGCACATCCAACACAAACTCCTGCATCCACTGTAGGTCCAACTGGCAAGTCCTGTAAGCATGGTGTAATGTCACAGCGTACAGGCTCTGGTGCTAAGGGTCCTTGGAAGGCATATATGTGCCCTTCACCAAAGGGAACTCCTGACCAGTGCGAACCAGTATGGCTTCGCCGTGGCGATGCAGAATGGAATAGTTTCTAAACAATGAGAACACTTGCCCGCGCCGTAGGTTCTAAAGACATAGGTGGCGAACCGCTGCCAACAGTATTTCGTACCTTTGATATCAATAAAATCGTATTTCGGCGTGCCGAGGTTTCGATGATTGCTGGTACTCCTGGCGCTGGTAAGTCTTCCGTTGCTTTAGCCATTGCACTTCGTGCAAAAGTTCCAACATTATACGTGAGTGCTGATACTAATGCTCACACTATGGCTATGCGCCTGCTGTCTATGATTACTAGCAAGCCTCAAACTGATGCAGAACACATGCTTGAGTTTGATGTTGCTGGTAGTCGCAAGACCATTAACGAAAACTCGGGGCATATCTTTTGGTCATTTGAGTCAAGCCCAACGCTTGATGACCTTGACCAAGAGGTATCTGCTTTCGAGGAGTTGTGGGGCTGTTCGCCAACTCTCATTGTTGTTGATAACCTTATGGATATTTCCAACGATGGCGGAGAAGAGTTTGCAAATATGCGTTCAACTCTAAAAGAACTCAAGTACCTCGCAAGAGATACTAACGCTGCTGTTTTAGTACTTCATCATACGAAGGAGTCCTATACAGGTACACCGTGCCAACCACGCTCTGCTTTGCAGGGTATGGTTGCACAGTTACCTGCTCTTATCTGTACCGTGGGTACTGATGCCCCTGGCTTTATTGCCATAGCACCAGTGAAGAATCGGTATGGAAAGGCAGACCCATCAGGCAATACTGCCTATTGGTTGAACTTTAATCCTGAATACATGGATGTCTCTGACATCGCTGAGAGGTTAAAATGAGTATATTTGAACCCATAGTTCCTGACCCTAATTGGGGTCTTCCTACAGTAGACGTAGACCCAGAGGAATGGGAAGATGATGACTAAACATATAACAGAACTAAAACCAGATTATACAAGGGCGATGGATATACGTGGTGTACCTACCAGTATATGCATCTGTGGGAGTTTCATATGGAACCTGAAAGCATCATTTGATGAATACGGTAGCATAAGTATGTATTTTCTAGATATGGAGTGTGCTGACTGTGGAACGCAGGCAACCGCGCCAATTGAGGAGTAATAATGAAACTGACAACATACACTTGGATAATGGCTGCTGTAGTCTTTGCGGGAACTTTACCCCACGCTGTGGGTGCGATGTTCCTACAAGGACAAATGCGGGCAATCGACGCAACAGCATCATGCAAAAATCTAAGTTACGTACCAATATCGGAGATGAAACGACTAGCAAAGCGAATCGCTAAGAACCGAGTAATGACAACGTACAACAGTAAATACGAGTGGAAAGCACTCTTTACTTTGTGGGACAAGGAATCTCGCTGGGATTATACAGCGAAGAACCCCCACTCAACCGCCTATGGAATCCCTCAGATATTAAATATGGATGAGAAGACTCCTATGGCACGTCAGATTGATTTAGGATTAAAATATATACAGGCTCGTTACGATACCCCTTCAAAGGCATTAGCCTTTCATAATCGTTACGGCTGGTATTAAATAATGGGTGGTCGCGCTGCCAAGGCTAAGGGTGCAGGAGCCGAACGAGATGTAGTAAAATACCTCAAGGAATGGTTTCCATATGTAGACCGTAGACTTGCTGGCGCGACACTCGATAAAGGTGATATCTCTGGGATTCCTGGAGTTACCATTGAGATAAAGAACCATGCCAAGATGGATTTGGCTGGTTGGACAGAAGAGTTGATAGTCGAGATGACTAACGACAAGGCGTGGACAGGTGTAGTCGTGCACAAGCGAAAGGGACGGGGTAATCCTGGAGATTGGTATGCGACTATGCCTGTACATGTATGGATAGAACTTCTTAAAAAAGTATTGGATAAACGATGAAGTATGATAAACCCGATATAGCAGTTATTTTAGAATACTATGGCGCTACTGTCCCAATCCGACGTGGTTGGTTTAGCATGAAGTGTCCATTCCATAATGATAGTCATGCATCTGCATCAGCAACGAGAGACGATAACGCTTTCTGTTGTTTTGCTTGTCAGATGAAAGGCGATGGTTATGCTATAATTATGCAGAAAGAAGGAGTTCAATTCCGTGAAGCAATCAATATCGCAGAGGGAATCTTTAACCAAAGCGGCAAAGTTCTACCACAGCGCTCTACACGAGGCGGAGGACTATCTCGCAGAGCGGGGTCTAACTCTAGAGCAGGCAACTCGCGCTCGATTGGGCGTCGTGCTAGAGCCACTGACGGGGCATGAGAACTATGTCAACAGACTTGCGATTCCGTACATCACGCGTTCAGGGGTGGTTGACCTTAGATTCCGTTCCATGGATTTATCGGAGCCAAAGTATATGGGGCTTACGGGTGCGACTACCCATCTCTATAACGTTAGTGCGTTCTTCAAAGCCTCCTCATATATATCTATCTGTGAGGGTGAAATCGATACGATTACGCTCGATAATGCTTGTGGCATACCTGCGGTGGGTGTCCCAGGAGTCAACAACTGGAAGAAACACTACACGCGGTTACTTGCAGACTTTGATAAGGTATTTCTTTTTGCTGATGGCGATAGCGCTGGTACTGATTTCGCTAAACATCTTGCCAAAGAACTAGGGAATCTAGTGGTGGTGCAGATGCCTGATGGTGAGGATGTAAACAGCATGTATTTAAAATATGGTGTAGAATATTTTCAACAGAAGATTGGAAGTGTTGTCGATGTTGTTTCCTGATAAAGATGGTTTAGTCCACTGCGAGACTGCAGATTGTGACTACAAGACCACCGACCTGTTTGATTTCCTAGACCATGCTGGTGTTGAGTTTACATGGGATGTAAGAGTCACACCTAAATATTCATTTGATTTATTTCAATTCTTGCAGACTGTATCTGACATGATAGACCATGCTGATATAGAAGAAGCCTATCAGGTGGTGCAGGACACAGCGTTCCTTTTCGTCAACGCGTCTAGTGATGAACTAGATGACTTCATTGAGGAGTCAATTGTTGCAGAAGAGGCAGACATGGGGATTAGAAACATCGAGAGGATGTTAAAAGAGAATGGACAAGGATGACATGGGTGCTGTAAAAGCAGTGCTGTACAATGGTTTTAACGTATCTGACATGGATGAACATGAACCAGACCAGTTGGAATTAGATATCTGGGCTATATCAGATGAGTTAAATAATCTTCTACTGTCCAAACATAAGGATTATGGTCCTAAGAATATCTCTCAGGCTCCTGGCGGTGCTATCAATGGGCTACGTGTACGCATGTGGGACAAGATGGCTCGTATCAATAACCTGTTAGATAGCAATCGTCACGACACACCCGCACACGAATCCCTTGAGGATTCCTTTAGAGATTTAGCAAACTATGCTATCATTTCCATACTCGTACTGAAAGGTAAATGGCCAACAGAATGAAAATCTTTGGACCCTATAAAGGCAGCAAACAAAATGGTGGGAGACCAATCTATGTTTTCAAACGTAAACAAAAAGATGGCACAACCGTTACTACTTCTAGCAACAAGGCTCGCGTGGATTTTGAAAAAGCCACAGGAAAAACCTTATCAAGAAAAACAGATGTAGACCATAAAGATAATGGTGGTCGTGCTGGTCACGATGGCAGGGGTAATCTCCAAGCCATGACGCACTCGGCTAATGTTGCTAAAGAAAATAAGCGACGCGCAGGTAAACCTGCTGTGAAGAAAGCGACGAAAAAGAAGCCATGAAAAATATAGTTTGTATATCCGACTTGCAGGTTCCATATCATGATGTAGAAGCCACGAAGGCTGTGGCTAAGTTTATCCAATGGTATCAACCTGAGACAGTCGTCTCTTGTGGAGACGAGATGGATATGCAGACGATTAGTAAGTGGAGCAAGGGTACTGAACTAGAGTATGAACGCTCTATTGGTCGTGACCGTGACCTTACACGCAGTGTGCTGTATGACTTAACAATTGAGCACATGGTGCGCAGTAACCATACTGACCGCTTGTTTAATACTGTGGCTATGAGAGTGCCAGGACTTCTTGGTTTGCCTGAGTTACAGTTAGAAAACTTTCTTGGTCTTGATGAACTTGAGATTAAATATCATACTGACCCATACGAACTAGCCCCTGGCTGGTTGCTTATGCATGGTGATGAAGGAAACGTACAGCCTAGTGCTGGCGCTACTGCATTGGGCTTAGCAAAGCGTTCAGGTATGTCTGTGGTGTGTGGTCACACGCATCGCATGGGCTTAACACATCAGACTCAAACATATCGTGGTGGTAAGCCACGTACCATTTGGGGCATGGAACTTGGTAATCTTATGGATTACCGTAACGCAAAGTATATCAAGGCTGGGCTATTCACATGGCAACAAGGCTTTGGCATCTTGCATGTAGATGGTAAGAATGTAACCCCACAGATAGTACCTATCATCAATCAGTCATTCACTGTTGATGGGAAAACTTTTAAGTGGTAGTTACTGAAACATATGCTGGCGTTGTTGGTGCTATAGCCTACGAGTATTCTCGCAAGTACCACATGTGTGATGCTGATGATATTCGTCAGGAACTATGGGTATGGTTTCTTGAGCATCCAAATAAAGTTAAGACATGGGAAGAGTTAGAGGGCAAGCAGTCTATTAAACTGATTGCTAGGTCTCTTCGTAATGCTGCTAAAGATTATTGCCAAAGGGAAAAGGCGCGTGTTGTAGGCTACAAGGTAGAAGACAACTACTATTATGACCGTGAGGTTGTAGAGGTATTGCTACCAGCAGTACTACGCAAGGACAAGACAGCACCAGCCATGACAGATTTAGGATTTACCAATAGCAAGAAGGTTGCTTCCGAAGGTGGTAATTGGTTTGCCATGATGGCTGACATTGAGAGGGCATTGGCTCGTTTGACTCATGAACAGTTAACTATCATTTACCTGCGTTTTGGCGACGGATGTGATAATGTTACCTTGGCTAAGGAATTGTCAGTGACTGAAGATGCTGCGCGTATGCGCGTCAATCGTGCAGTCAACAACTTACTTAACTTTCTTGGTGGGCAACGCCCACGCAAGGAACGAGACTATACAGAGGAGCGGGTCAATGAGCAGAATAATGAAGATAGACGAAGTGATTCTGACACACCAGAAGTTAGAGACACTGATGAAGGACAAGACTTGGACTGATAAGTTATCAGATGAGGATGTTATATTCCTTGGTGA